GCCAATGGGTTCACACAGCACGAATTCAACCAGAATGGGATCGACTACCTATCGACACCGGCCTCCTCGACGACATTGGTGGTATCGAAAAACGGTATCTATTTCTGCTTTTGGACTGAGGCACTTGGCGTATCTGGTGGGTCATGGGGGAACGATGCGATTGCCTCCATCTTCATGAAACTGGCAACCGGGTATACGAATGGAAATCATCCGTTCCAGCAACCGGGATCATGGGGGGAGACGATTAATGATTCAGCAAATGGCAGCATCGTCAATGCTGCCGGCGCAGGGATTGTGCAGAAGTACTTTTTCTTTTTGGATGGCACGGAGGTCACGGTATCTTTTCAGTCCAATGCCGGTGTCTGGCGGACGTTCAGTTTTGGCGAGGTCAACACGAAGCTTACAACATTCTCCGGTGGCGCTTACTGCATGGGTGACTATATGTACACCTGGGGTGACGGTGCCACGGATGCGATGAACACGACTAGCTATCGTTATTTTGACAAAGGTCACGCCACATACGGGAGCGTGACACAAGGTGGAAGCGTCATTCGTGCCGACCTCGACGCCACGCCGCAGTACCATCATGGTGGGTATGTCGAATACCTCGGGGCGGCGTCAGTCTATGACCCTACAGGCGGCGACCTGAGTTCCGGCGAAGTGATGCACCTTAACGGTATCCGTTTCCCCTACATGGTGATCGAGCGAGCGAAGCTTATCAGAGGAGCTAATAACTACGGACTGGTATCGCACATGCAACCGATAAATATCTGGGTCCGGAGGGCGGGAAATCGCATGATGGCCATGGCCAGGCTTGGCTCGATGATGCTGACCAACGTGAAACATTTTGCAGCTGGACAAGAGATCGTCCTCGGGGCTGATACTTGGGTGACATTCCCGACCAGCGTCAAGACGCCGGCCCAGGATAGCTCTGGGATTCTCAACTCCTGGTATTTCGGACACGCTATTAAAAAGGTCGTTTAATGGCGACTTACTCGGCTATCCAATATTACAATCCGCCGCTGCTACTACCCGCAGGCACAGCGCGCACGCGCACAATGCCGCTGGATGAATCGCTCTGGCTCGATTTCCTTGGTGACTACACAACCAACAGGCCAAGCGGCTCACAGTCGACACTGCAGCAGAACACCCTGCGGGCATGCTGCATGAACGACCAATATTCTGCGTTTTTGTACGGGCGAGTGTGGGTCATCCCAGAAACAATCGACCTAGGCAAGATGACCAAGCAATACAGCCAGACGGTCGAGGTTTGGAACGCTACAGAGAACTCAATCGATCTCAACAGTATCAGCGAGAGCGGGACCAGTGGCATGACCCTTATAGGCCCAGCCAGCCCGCCAACGGCCTTCATGGCAAAAGAATCGCGCATTTACGACTTTGATGTTTCCATGGTCGGCCAGTCCATCATCGATGCGGAATACTCTTTCAATTTCGCAACCCAGACGCCAACCCTGGCTATCACTGGATCGCGCGTGGTCCCGTGGGCATTTCTACCAAACTGGGGAAGAGCGGTCATTGAGAGACTCGCCTGGAAAACGGGTGTACAGGAACGCCTTGACGGAAGCGAACAGCGCCGGCGGTACCGCACCATTCACCGCCGAGGTTTCGACTTTACATTCACGGTCAACGGCAGAGGAAAAAGACGCCTAGAATCACAGCTCAGGTCATGGCAGAAACGCCTCTACGCCCTGCCTATTTTCGTAAGCCCGGGGCAGCTTAACGCCGCCATCACAAACGGCGACGGCGTCATCCAGATAGACACGGCCGGGCTCGGGTTTGTTGACGGTGGACTGGGCGTGGTCATGGACGAGAATGGAAAAGCCGAGCCGTTCGATATAGTGACCGTTACTACAAGCAGCATCGCGATCAACGGAACATTTCTCTCAGACTGGCCCATCAGGAGCAGAATTTACCCAGTACGCCTAGCGCGCCTTTCCGGCAGTGTCCAGATTTCACGATTTGATGGCGACACAGCAGAGGGACTGGCGCAATTCGAACTCGAGGAGTATGACGACATCACAGCCGTGGACGGAGCGATCACGTACCGCGGTAAATCGATCTTGGTCGACAAGCCGAACTGGGTGAACGATATCACAGCCGAGTACTTGCGCAGGGTCAACGTTCTGGACGCTGGCACTGGCTTAACCTACACCGACGACATCACAAACAAAAACTACACCATTCAAGCTCATAACTTTATTACCAAGACGAAACAGGAGATCGACGACTTCAAAGCATGGCTGTCAGCCAGGGGAGGGCGTCTTACATCGTTCTGGATGCCGACCTGGTCGCGCGACCTGATCCCAGTTTTTCAGATCAGCGCAGCGGCCGTGGAGCTGCAGGTGAAGAACGCAGGATACACCCAGTACCTACTTGATCGCATCGACTCTCGAGACATCCTGATCCGAGACACAGGCGGCAACGTCTACGCACGAAGAATTATCGACGCCGTTGAGACGAGCGATGACTTGGAGACTCTGTCGATGGATAGCCCGATTGGCGTGACGCTACAGCCAGAAGATATCGAAGCTATCAGCTTCATTCGTCCTGCTCGCCTTGACACCGACATAGTCGAGCTTTCCTGGTGGACCGATGAATCGGTAGATTCAACCATTAACATGCGTGGTATTAACGATGACATTTGACGCCGTTGAAACATCCCAGGAAGACGGTGCGCCTATCGCTCTCTACAGGTTTGTGAAGGGCGGAAAAACATGGTGGTTCACGAACGGCAATCAGGAGGTGACGGTAGGAGCAGACACCTATGAGCCTATCTATATCGAAGACGACGGAACAAGCGACCCGACAGAGATGGCAAAGAAAGAGGTCAAGATCAAGCTTCCACGCGACAATGAGGTCGCCGATATCTTCCGTGGCTACCCTCCAGGCGAGGTAGTTAATGTATTCATTTATCACATGCATACAACCGACACGGATGCAGAAGTCGTCGTCGTTTGGTTTGGCCGTATCCTTGGCGGAAAGGAGGAAAGGGACAGCCGCTCTACACTCACATGTGAACCGATGACAACAAGCGTAAAGCGTACTGGACTGCGAAGAAAATTCACACGCAACTGCGGACTGGTTCTTTATGGACTTGGTAATGGCAAATGCAATGTAGACAAGGAGGCATACCGCGTAATTGGTGTGATTTCTGGCGTGAACGGTACCACTCTAACGGTAACCAACGCTGACGCCTATGCTGATGGACACTTTGACGGTGGGTTTATTGAATGGAGCTCAACGCAAAAGATCCTAAAGGATAGCCGCATGATCCGGTCCCATATTGGGGCCACGATCGAGATCGTAGCGCAAATCCCTGGGATCAATATTGGTGACCAAGTGTACCTGTTCCCCGGGTGCGACAGAACCGACACAACCTGCCAAAGCAAGTTTTTAAATGAACTTAATTTCGGCGGGATAGGAAAGAACATACCGCGCATAAATCCCTTTGGCGGGGCCAGTATCTTCTAGGGCAATATTATGAGTTTCATCTACTATCTTGTGGCGTCACTTCTGATCTCATACCTCATGGCGCCAAAGCCACCGGAGTACAAAGGCGCAAGCTTGGAGGACTTCGATGTCCCGACCGCCGACGAGAACCGATCTGTGCCGGTTATCTTTGGCACATGCCGCGTGACAGGGCCAAACGTTACGTGGTACGGCGACCTTGAAAAAAAGGACATTAAGAAAAGGAGCGGATTCAAGAAGGTTAAGGTCGGTGAGAAGTACTACCTCGGGTTGCAATTTGTCGTGGGCTATTGCGTCGACGAGATCCAGCGAATCGATGTTGGAGACAAGGCAATTTGGAGCGGGTCACTGGCAAACGGAGCGACATACATAGATCAGCCAGATATATTCGGAGGCAATGACAGTGAGGGCGGAATTTCGGGTGTTGTGCGCGTACAAGATGGCAATGCGACCCAATCCCCAAACGCCTACCTCGACAGCAAGATAGCCGGCATCGTGCCTGCCATGCGGGGGCTTTGTTCTGTTGTCTTAGAGCACGGGTACGTTGGCAATAGCAAATACCTCAAGAATTGGGCCTTCCTGGCGAAGCGCACCGACGTGCTGACCGATGGAAGCCCGCAATGGTATGTGGCAAAGGCGAATATCAATGGAGATCTCAACGCAGCACACATCATCAGAGAATGCTACACCAACGACGACTGGGGCATGGGCTACAGCGATGCTGTTATTGACGACGCCAACTTCAAGGCGGTAGCAGATGCCCTGTATTCCGAGGGATTTGGCCTTTCTCTTCCATGGATTAGATCCGAGTCGATCGATGCATTTACAAATCGCATCTTCAAGATAATCAACGCAGTTCCTCAACTGGACATGAGCACAGGGCTCTTGCAAATTAAGCTTATTCGAGATGACTATAATGCCGCCACGATTCCAAGTTTTGACGAGCAAAACATCGTCGAGATCATGGAGTTCGAGCGGCGAGGATGGGGAGAAACGACCAACCAGATCACACTGACATATACCAATGAGCACTACAAGGAATCTCCCGTCACGGTCGAGAACCTCGCTAACATTTACGTCCAGGGTGCGGTCGTTTCGAGCAGCATAAGCTACACACCAATCCGGAATTATGACCTTGCTGTAAAGGTGGCGCAGCGCGAGCTTGAAAACGCCAGCGCGCCGCTTTCCAAGGTCAAAGTGGCCCTGGACAGAACGGCCTATGCAATGAAATGCGGTGACGTTTTCAAACTGAGCAGCGTCCGGTTCGGCCTTGTTGATGTCGTCTATCGTATGACCGACATCGATCCGTCGAGGATCACCGACGGGGTCGTGATCGTTGACGCCGTGGAGGATGCGTTCGCTTTGCCGACAAACACCATCGTCAAACAGCAAAACTCCGATTGGGCTGAAACCGACACAACTCCACAGCCTGTCGCCAACCAGATCGCCATCGAGGCAAGCTACGCTGAGATCAAGCAGGACTTTGAGCAAGGCATCATTGATGGCTTCGGCCAGAACTATGGGTTTGCCTTCCTATACGCCGCGTCACCCCAGGCGATTGCGTCCGAGTACACACTGTTATCGAAGTCCAGTACCAGTGCTCTAGTGCCGTTTGAGAAGCGAGATATCTACTCCTTTACCCTGATGGCATACATCGCTCAAGACATTACTATAGGTTCTGCCCAGATCGTTGTGAACATTGTCACCGTTAACGCTCTAGCCGATATCGAGATGGGTACGATTGCCAGGATTAACGACGAGGCCTTGATCGTCGACGACATCGACATAGTAAACAGCCAGGTAACCCTCTCGCGCGGAACGGCTGATACAGTGCCTGGCGCACACACAAACGGAGATATTATCTGGTTTGCTGGCGGAGGAATTTACCAGGGAGATGAGGGGATCGACAGAAACAGCGCGACAGAACTCGTCGTGTTCAAGGCCCTTACTATTACGCCTGAAGGCATCCTGTCTGAAGGCAGTGCGCCGCAGGCACAGGTCACTCTGGACCAGCGCGCGCACAGACCCTATCCACCGGCATATATCACCATAAATGGAATCGAGTTCCCGGCATCTGAGAGCGGAGACTTGGTGCTCTCTTGGCGGCATCGAGACAGACTGGCTCAGGGCGCTACGCTCTATGCGCAAGACTCCGCGTCGATCGGCCCGGAAGCCGGGACGACATACACCATCCGGATTTATGACAGGACAGTACCGACACTGATTCACACAGAATCAGGGATATCAGTATCGACATGGACCTATACCCAGGCAGTCAGATTGGCAGAGTTCGGCGCCGTAGGCCCTCACGATATCACCGTCGAGATCGAAAGTGAGCGTGATGGGCTGACAAGCCTCTTCATGCATAGTATTGACCTGACGGTGAGTGATATTTGACCGCAGCACCACCAGTTGTATAGTTTCGGTTGATCATCCACCCAGTACGGGAGCATCAAATGAAACGGACCATACCAATCATCGCCATAGCTATCCTGTCAGGCTGCGCAGGCTCACCGGCAAGCATCGGCATGAAGTCACAGGAGGCCCTAAAGGATGAGAGCGCCGTGGCACTATGCAACGCCTACGCCTTTGGCGGATCGGAGAATGCTAGGGGCGAACTTGAGCGGCGCAACGCCCTGCCTGCAGACGAGTGGGATCTGGCGGAGAACAAAAAGATCAAAGTCGGTATGAGCGAATTATCCCTAATATGCTCCTGGGGGAAGCCAAGGACGATCAACGAGACTGTAACCAAATACGGGAAAGAAAAGCAGTATGTCTACAGGGAGTACCAGGGGGCAAAAGGCCAATATGTTTATGTCAGAAACGGCCAGGTGACAGGATGGCAGCAATAGGCATATGTCAGGCGATCGGTTCATAGCCATTCGGACTATACTTCGGACTATCTAAGCGCCGTAAAAATAAAAAAGGGTTGGGAGAAATCTCCTAACCCTTTGTTTTTTCATGGCTCCCCGGGACAGGCTCGAACTGCCGACCTAGTGA